GCGACACGATGACTAGCAACGGCACTAAAACCATCACGATGGATAGCGATGACCCCTTGGCCATGGCGATGCGCGATATCCAGCCCGCCTTCATGTCTGCGGCCATGCGTCTCGGCACGCCGGCGGCTCTAGAGGGCCTCGGCAATCTTTTGATTATGAACCTCGCTACTTTCTATGGCGAGAAGGTGGCGATGAAAACGTTGCGCGACATTGCCGCAAATGCGGCACCGGTCGCTCATAGGTGGGATGCTCTGGCCGCCTCGGAAGATCACGAGCCGGGACACGCGTGATGGCCAATCTTGCTTCCCCTGGGGCAAGCTTTGGCGATCTGACGACGCTCGCCGATGTCAAGGCGTGGCTGCAGACCGGGCAGAGCGCCTTTCCGGCGACTGATGACGCGCTCTTGACGCGTCTAATCACGGCAGCGAGCCAATTCATTCAAACCTGGCTCAATCGGCATATCGCCTCGCAGGATTGGATCGAGATTCGTGACGGTCTAGGCAGCGGCCTAGGCCCATACGACGTGCGATACCAATTCACGGCATTCCCGGTGAGTGCCGTCAGCCTCGTGGTTGTCGATGGTGTGACAATCCCGCCGATCACGGTTTTCCCATCGGGGCAACCCGGCGTTGTTGTTGTCAACAATTTTGCGACTCAAGCGGGCTACCTCTTTACCCCGACGCAGCTCGTGATCAGGGGATACGCGGTGCCACGAAAGGCGGGATGCGTGACCCTGCAATACACCGCCGGCTATGCGGTGACGCCGCCCGACCTTGCCCAGGCCTGTATCGAGCTCGTGGCACTGCGTTACCGCGAACGTAGTCGTATCGGCGAGGTCGCCAGAGCGATCGGCGGTGGCGAGACGGTGTCGTACTCTCAAAAGGATATGAGCGACTCGATAAAAACGCTAATCCAGCAGTACCGCATGGTCGCGCCGACCACCGGATACCTAATGCCTGCGCCGGCGCAAACCGATGCGGTAACGCTTGCCGGTGTCGCGTGATCACAGCCTATCTTGTCGGCGACGAACAGTTGCTCGAGCGGTTGCGCGCGCTTCCCGACGCCATCAATTCTGGGCTGGCTCGCAGCATCACCCAGCTTGGGATCGACCTCCGGCGGAATGTCCGGCAAGACAAGCTGAGCGGTCAGGTGCTCAGAAGCCGTACCGGAGCACTAAAATCAAGTATCGACCTTCGTGTCGATCAGGGTGCGCGGATTGTGTCCGCGAGCGTCTTCACCGATCTCCGATATGGCGCCGCTCAGGAATACGGTTTCGCGGGAACGGTCAGTGTCGGGGCCAGCCTGCGCCGGATCAGGGAGGCCTTCGGTCGGCCGATCGCCGAGAAGACGATCAGCGTGCGAGCGCACAATCGCCGTATGGATCTCCCGGAACGCTCGTTCCTGCGCTCGGTGCTCGAGGACATGACGCCCGCGATCCGCGCAGCGGTGGAGGCGGGTGTGGCGGAAGCGACATCGCAATGATTATGCGGGACGCAGGTTTCCCCTGCTGCGAGAGCGGCGGATGATCATCAGAGAAGCGATCTATGGCGCGCTCTGGTCACTCGCGGCCGGTGCGGCAAGCTTCACCAGCGCGAACCGTAGGCTCCGACACTGGGCCGATCTTGCTCCGGCCGAGCAGCCCGCGCTGTTCATGAGCGAAAAGGGCGGGCGGGCGGTGACCAGGGGGCTTGGGACCCCGGTCATATGGACGCTCTACGCCGATTTCTACATCTACGTCCATTCGAGCGATCCGTACTTGGCGCCGGCGATGCTTTTGAACCCGCTGCTCGACGCACTCGCAGCTGCGCTGGCGCCATCTCCGGCGACAGGGATTCAGAACCTTGGATTGCCTACGATGGTGCAGCATGCCTACATCGCCGGAAAGGTCGAGACCGACGAGGGCGTGCTGGGCGACCAAGCCATTGCGATCGTTCCGGTCGAGATCTTGTGCGTCTGACGACGCCCGAGTGACGCATAAAGCACCCGAAGTCGCGGTTCTTTTGCCTCTCTAACCTACTCTGCTCGTAGGAGGATCCCGATGGCTGTGGAAGATTCTGAGGGAAGCCTGGTTTATTCCGAGGATATTGAGCGAAGCCGCACCGCCCCGGGAGGCAGGGCTGCTTCGATCGACCAGCTGATCGAGCGTTGGTGGCAGGACCATTTCCCGGGCTCGGCGATCGCCCGCGATACCCAGGCCTGGAATGTCGCCCATGCCGCCAAGGAGATGCTGAAGCAGCTACTGGTTCAAGCCCAGGACAGAGTTTTAAAAGGGAGTATCTGACATGCAATTGAGCTTCGGCTCGGGTGCGGTCTGGGGCGAACGCACCGACGTGACGAGTTCCGGGATCGGCCCGCGCCAGTTCGGCGTGCTCCAGGATATCCAGATTGACTTCGATTGGACCGACAAGCCGCTATACGGGCAGCTTCAGTTCCCGGTGGCGATAGCCCGCGGACAGGGCAAGATCACCGGTAAGGCGAAGTTTGCCCAGATCCTCGGATTGCTGTATTCTGACATCTTCTTTGGGCTGACTCCCGCGACCGGCCAATTTGCTGTCTCCCAGTTCGAGGCCGCCAGCATCCCCGCGGTGACCCCTTACACAACGACTGTCGCCAACGCGACCAATTACAACGACGACCTTGGCGTCGTCTACGCCGCCACCGGCAAGCGCTTCAATCGCGTGACAACGCCTTCTGGAGCGGGACAATACTCCGTAAACTTCGCTACCGGAATCTATACTTTTTCATCCGCCGATGCGAGTGCTGCCGTACTGATCTCTTATACTTACAACCTTGCGACATCAGGCAGCAAGCTGACAATTACGAACCAGGTGATGGGAACGACGCCGACTTTTAAGGCGACGTTCTACACCAACTTTGCCGGCAGCGGGATGGCCTTGCGTCTCAACGCCTGCATGGCCGACAAATTGTCGCTGCCGACGAAGGTCGACGACTGGACGATTCACGAGCTCGATTTCTCAGCTTTCGCCGATGCCTCCGGGACGATCGGCTATCTGAGTACGGTGGAATAATGCTTCCCGGGGTGACAATTGCGATGGGCGGTCGGGATTGGCTGGTGCCGCCACTCACTCTCGGGCAGCTGCGCCGGCTAATGCCCAAGGTGCGACAATTGACCGAGATCGGCGCCTCAATGGGCGAGACGCAGATCAGCGTGCTCGTCGAAATTGTCGCCACTGCGTTGCAGCGCAATTATCCTGAGGCAACGGCAGAGATGGTCGAGAACCTGCTCGATCTCGGCAACGCCAGTGCAGTGCTGAATGCGGTTCTCACCGGCTCGGGGTTAAAGCTGCGTGATAGCCGCCTGGGGGAAGCAGCGGCCCCCGGGACCAGCCCGGGGGCAGGCTTGACGATCGCGGGACCATCATCGGACCCGCTCCAAGAGGTGCGGACGGCTGGGGATATATTTATGGCCTCCTCGCCACCGCCTGCGGCTACAGCTACCCCGTAATCGACGAGATGACGCTCTTCGATTTCGAAGAGCTCACCGCATATTGGGTGGAGCATCCTCCGGTTCACATCCTGGTCGGGGTGTATCTCGGTGTCGGCAGACATCAGCGCAGGCAGATACCATCGGCCGGTTCCAGTCCGGGCCGCGCGGCGAGCTCGAATCTCCAAGGGCTCCTCGCCGAGCTCGGCCCCGGGTTTGGCGCGGGCGACGTTCATGCCGGACTGCCGGGGGTGGTGCTTGATTTTGCTGAGTTACGGCGCCGAGTGAGAAGCGGCGATTGAAGCTCGCGGGCGTCACAGACGACGAGAAATGAGCACTTTCGAGTGCTCACGGCATTGAGGGCAACTATGGCTGACATTGAAACCAGCGTCGTCATCAGCGCCCAAACGGACGACCTCCAATCCGGAATGGAGGCTGCGTCAAATTCCGTGCAGGTGGCGACGGATGCGATGCGAACTCAGTTCGCCGGGCTGGGGGCCGCCGCTCAACAGGCGCAGTCGCAGATCAGCACCGCCAGCGCACAAGTCGGATCGAGCATCGGTGCGCTGCAGGCCAAGGCTGCGAGCATTGCCGGCTCCGTGGGAGACAGCATGATTCCAAGCGTTACCGTCAGTGGCCGCGCCGAAAAGCAGCTCGTCGCCCAAGACGAGCGCGACCAGCTCAACCGGCTCAGTGCCGATCAGAAGATCACCGACGAGAAATTCGCTCGCTATAAGGCAGCGATCCAAAATGAGGCGGCCTTCGGTAAGCTCTCGGCGACGGAGGCAATCCATCAAGAGCAAGAGCTCCTCGACCTCAAATGGTCCTATGATCAGGCCTATTACGAGCAGAAGCTGGCGGCAGCCGACAACGATGGCCACACCGAAGAGAAGCTGCTCGACGAACAGGCCCTCGTCTACGAGAAATACGTAACCAACGTGCAGGCTCTCGACGCCAAACTGACGGAGGCTAACAAAAGGGTCTGGGACGATCTAGTTGCCCCAGTCGAGCGCGCGATCGACAGATCGGTTACCGGTATCATTTTGGGCACCACGACGGTGCAGAGGGCACTGGCAAACTTGGCGCAATCGATCATCGCCGAGTTTGTCAACTCGGCCGTGAGAGATGTCTTCGGCCAAATTGGCAACCTTTTGGCCGGTGGCGCGCCCGGGGGCAGCGATCAGGACTTCTCGGGGGGTCTCACTGGCGCAGGCGAGGAAATAGCAAGCAGCGGCCTTGCCGAAGGCCTCGAACTCGGCAGCCTGTTCGGCTCAGGCGGCCTGATCGGCAGCCTCTTCAAAGGGATCGGTACTCTGTTCGGCTTTCAACATGGCGGAATCGTGCCGAGCGCTCAAGGCGGCTGGGCAGTGCCGAGTCTAGGACCCAGTGGTGTGCTCGCCCAGCTTCACAGCAACGAGATGGTGCTGCCGGCGAATATCTCTCAGGGACTACAAAGTATGCTCGCTGCTCCGACTGGCGCCAATGGGGGCAGCGGTGCAGCCGCTAGCTCGGTGGTCGTCAATATCTCCGCTATCGACAGTCGGGACGTCAAGCGCTTCTTTCAAAGCAACGGAGGTCTGGTGGTCGCCGCCCTCAACAAAGCGATGCGCAACGGCTCGGCGCTGCGGACCGCCTGATGGCGTTGGTCTTTCCGACGCTGCCCGGGCTCGCGTGGAGCGTCACCAAATCGCCGACCTTCCAAACGCGCGTCCAACGCGCGGTGTCGGGGAGGGAGTTGCGGGCGCTCGATTATCCCTACCCATTATGGCAGTTTACGCTGGTCTTTGACTTGCTGCGCGATAATCCGGCGGCCGGCCTGGACGAACTCCGAACTCTAATGGGGTTCTTCATGCTCTGCCAAGGCGCCTTCGGCACGTTCCTGTTTCGCGATCCAAGTGACGATCGGGTCGCCGGGCAGCAGATCGGCGTCGGCAATGCCAGTACTACCGTCTTTCAACTACAGCGGACGATGGGCACGACGCTTCCCAGCGGCGGCTTCCAGGAGCCCATCGTGGCGCCGAACGTCGTCAGTGCGATCTATCTCGACGGCATCACGCAAAGCCCCGCAAGCTACAGCGTCGATCCGAACACCGGGTTGGTGACCTTCAGCACGCCGCCGGGAAGCGGGCTGATCATCGCCGCCGACTATACCTATTACTTTCGCTGTCGCTTCATAGACGACAGTTATGCGTTCGAAAATTTCATGTTTCAGCTCTGGCAGCTCAAAAAGCTTACCTTCATCACGGTGCGACCGTGAAACCTGCTTCAGCCGCCTTGATTGCGCTGCTCAACAGCAGCGAGCAGTTTATGATGGCGGACCTTTACACCTTCACTTTAGTCGACGGATCCATTCTGCGGTATTCGGCAGCACCGACCTCGCTCACCGCCAATGGCCAAACCTTTGCGCTAGGACCCAAATTCGAGCGTTCGAAGACGAGGATCGTCATCGGCACCCAAGTCGACGAGCTCGAGGTCAAGGTCTATCCCGACTCAACCGATTCGATCGGTGATTTGCCCTTCTTGGAAGCGGCTTGGCAAGGTCAGCTAGATGGCGCATTACTGCAGCTCGACCGTGCCTTTATGCCAGCGTATGGCGATACTAGTCCGGGAACTGTAGTCCTGTTCGTCGGCCGGATCTCCGACATCGATTGCAGCCGCACCGGAATCGACATGAAATGCCGCTCGCATCTCGAACTGCTCAATATTCAGATGCCGCGACGGCTTTGGCAGGCCTCCTGCACGCACATCTTTGGCGGGCCGATGTGCCAATTCAATCGAGCCAGCCTCGCCGTGACCTTCCCGGCGGGCGCCGGCTCGACGCAAACCTTGATCACCGATGCACCGAGCTCGGTCACGCCGTTCGCCCTCGGGACGATCACAGGACTTACAGGGGCCAATGCCGGATACGGCCGTACCGTCGCCGAGTTCGTCAGCGGCGGTACGGTCACGGTCAAGGTCGCCTTTCTCTTCCCGGTTGCGGCCGACGATCAGTTCCAATTGCTGCCCGGCTGCGACCGCACGATTGCGACTTGCACGAGCGTCTTTAACAACGGGGAACATTTTGGGGGCTTCCCGTA